ACTTCCCCTCGGCCGACCTGATCCGCGAAGCGGCCACCAGCCACCCCGGCGTCGACCTCGACATCGAAGCCCGGCGCTGCCGTTCCCACTACGCCACCGCCCGCGCTCGTTCCTGGCCTGCCGTGTGGCGGTCCTGGGTCGGCCGAGCCGCCAAGGAGTACCGCGATGGCCCTGCCGGTCGCCGGTCTGCCGGTGCCTACGACCCGCACGAGCGCGCCCTGGCGCATGCTCGCGCGGCTGCTGCCGTCCTCGGGGCGGATAAGAGACCTGCCGGACCTGCCGGCGGAGGCGAACCGGCACCTGCCGGCGCTGATCGAGGAGATCGAAGCGGCTTGCCGGCCCTGCCCGGTCCACGAACTGGGCGGGCTCGTTGAGCAGGCCTTTTTGTCGATCACCGGCCACGCGCCAGGCGAACTTGAGCTGCGCGGCTACTACGCCGTGCTGGCGCACTACCCCGAACCCGTGATCCGCCGCGCCACCCGCCGGGTGCTGCGCGACGTCTACACCCGCCCGACCCCGTCCGACTGGGTCCGGCGCGCAGAGGAGGACCCTGAATGGAAGGAACTCGCGCAGATGAGGGCGGCGGCCAGCGAGTGGCACCGCCGGCTGTCGACTTCGGCCGCACGTTCGACCTGAGCTGGCACTGCTGCACGGCGATCTGGCTGGGCCGGGTGCGCCGCCGCGACAACTGCTACATCCGCGACGTCGCCCTCGACAGCGCCGACGGCCGGCGCATTGTCATCACCGTGTTCGCCAAGGCGCCGCTGGCGCTGGAGCCGGTCGCCACCGACAGGGCGCACCTGTGAGCGCCGCCCTGGACGACTTCGCCGGCCTGCCGGCGGTTGACGGCATCCGCGGCCTCGGCGGCTCGGACGCCACCCGCATCATGAAAGGCGACCTGGTCCGGCTCTACGACGAGAAGACCGGCGCGGTGACGCCGGAGGACCTGTCCGGCGTGCTGCGCGTGCAGATGGGCCTTGCCACCGAAGCCCTGAACCTGCGCTGGCTGTCGAAGGCGATGGACAGTCTCGTGATCCGTTGCGGTGGCATTCCGGCCATTAACTCCTCCCATTCTTTCGAGCACATTGCCGCCGGCTTTAGCCGGCAAGTCGAGTTCTCGCCCGACCGCAATGCGCCGGAATACTACGAGACCACCGTCATCGACCATGCCGACGTCTGGCGGCTGTGCCGGCCCGACGCGCTGATCGTCGGCGACGACGGCAACTGGTGGCTGGCTGAGGCCAAGCACACCAACCCGTACACCGGCAAGGACAAGGCCGCCTTCGTCCAGAGCTATTACCCGCAGGTCCAGCACAACCTCGCCGTCACCGGCCTGCCGGCCTGCGTGCTTTCGGTCTTTGTCGGCAATTCCGACCACTGGTGGGAGGTGGTCTACGCCGACGCCGACTACCAGGACCGGCTCTACCTCGCCGAGCTGGAGTTCTGGACCCGCGTAGTCGAGCGCCGGCGCCCTTCCGGCATGGCCGCCGACATGGCCGCCGAAGACACCGCCGTCGCCCGCACGGAAGTGAAGACCAGGCGCATTGAGCGCGACATGACCGGCAACAACGAGTGGGCCACCGCGGCTGTTAGCTGGCTGGACGACGGCCCGGCGGCGAAGCGGCACGCCAAGGCAGTGGAGAAACTGAAGGCCATCGTCAACGAGACGACCGCCGATCAGGACGGCAATCCCGCCGTGGTGGCCCACGCGTTCGGCCACGGCATCGAGATCACCCGCGACGCCAAAGGCGCGCTCAGGATCAAGGAGGCTCCATGACCGACATGTCGCGCGACCCCGCGTTTGACGTCGAAGTCAGCTACAAGGAAATCGCCGACTTCAAGCAGTTGATCGACCTGGTGACCCCGCACTCCCAGCGCATCCTCGACTTCATCGTTGGCAAGATTGCGCCGCATCTGCAGAACACGCCAATGTGCATGCTTGCGGTCATGGTCGCGTCCTTGTCTTACTACAAAGGCATGAAGGTCGACGCCCGCCCCGAAGACTACACCGAAATGACCGACGACCTGGTGGTGATCCTCTGGGACGCCCTCGGGATCGACAAGAAGGAAATTCAGTAATGAACGAGACCCTGCCCCGCACCGCGGGGGCCGCCGCCGCCGCAATCACCGGCGCTCTTCCGCACGTCCCCGAGCGGTTCGGCGAGCTGCCGGCGCCCCGGCCGACGTCGTCCCCCACCATCAACCTCGGCCCGCTGTACGCCGCGCTCGCCAAGGCGCAGGCGGCGATGGAGCACGCCGCCAAGTCGTCGCAGAACCCCCACTTCAAGAGCCGCTACGCCGACCTCGCCGAGGTGGTCGACGCCTGCCGCGACGCGCTTACTTCCAACGGTTTGTGCGTCATCCAGATGCCGACGTTTGACGACGGCAAGGTCGGCATTACCACGGTGATCGGCCACGAGGCCGGCGCCAGCATCGAGAGCACCCTGTGGCTGCGGCCGACCAAGGACGACCCCCAGGGCGTCGGCTCGGCGATTACCTACGGCCGGCGCTACGCCCTGGCGGCGATGGTCGGCGTGGCGCCCGACGACGACGACGGCAACGCCGCCTCCGGCCGGCCCACGGCGCCGCCGCAGCCGGTCCGGCCCAACCCGGCCTACGACGCCAAACGGATCGAGCTGATCGCCGGGATGCTCCGGTGCGAGACCATAGATGACCTCGATGGCTACATGGAGCGCAACAAGGAGGCAACCGACGGGGTCAAGGAGAACGACCCGCAGGGCTTCAAGCTGCTGGTGCACGAGTACCGGAAGCGCAAGGCGGCGATTGTCCAGCACAAGCGCGACAACGCCGACTTCGACGAAGCCCGCAACCCCAATGCCTGACGATCAGGTCGCCCGGCTGCTGCGCGACGCGCTGGACGGCGCGGCGCGGCAGCCCGCCCTGCGCGGCGAGATCGCCCGCAACGAGTTCCTGCACGCCGTCGACGACGTGCTGGCGCTCACCAACGAAACCGCCCGGCTCCACGGCGTTCAGCCCGCCCTAATGGTGCTGCACGCCGCGCTCGCCGTGGCGTTCTCGAAGCTGAAGGACATCGAGCAGTTCCAGCACCTCGCAGCGCAGTTCGAGGATCACTTCGCCCACATCATGACGACAATGGAGAAGGCCTATGGCTGGTTTGAACCGCGTTGAGGTGATTGGCAACCTGGGGCGCGACCCCGAGGTTCGCCACACCAACGCCGGCGAAACGATCACCCACCTCAGCATCGGGATCTCGGAGAACTGGAAGGACAAGACCAGCGGCGAGCGCAAAAGCCGCACCGAGTGGGTCCGCGTCGTGGTGTTCGGCGCGGTCGCCAAGATCGCTGCCGACTACCTGCGCAAGGGCTCGAAGTGCTACGTCGCCGGGCAGTTGCGCACCCGCAAGTACAAGGACAAGGACGGCGCGGAGAAGTACGCGACCGAGGTGGTGCTCTCCGGCTTCAACAGCCAGCTCATCCTGCTCGACGCCCGCAAGGACGGCGGCGGCGAAGCCACCCGCGACGATGCCGACGATCTGGGCCAGCTGGCCCCGGCGGCGCGGCAGCAGAGCGGCGGCTCGTTCGACCTCGACGACGAGGTGCCGTGGTGAGAAAGACGCTGCGGGGATGATCCCGCTCGCCCAGCTGGCGGAAGCCTGGCAGGTGCCGCGCGCCGCCCTGCGCCGAGCGGTGCGCCGGCACGCCATCCCCTACAATCGCATCGGCCACGACATCGTCCTTGACGCCGCGGCCGTCGCCCTCCTCCTGGAAAAGACCCGTCACTGGCCATGCCCCTCACCCTCGTCAAGCGCGGTGCCCGCTGGCACCTCAAAGGCACTGTCCGGCTCGGATGCCGCATCGTCCGTGTCCGCGAGACTACAGGCACGGATCGACGCGAGCTTGCCGAGCAGGTCCGCATCCGCCGCGAAGCCGAACTCCTCGAATGGCTGCACCGGCCGGAAGGCGGCCACGCCGTCCCCTCGTTCGCGCTCGCGGTAGACCGCTACACGGCCTCCAGGCCACAGCTGCACCGCAACGACCTAAAGCAGCTGCAGTCGTTGCTGACCGCGTTCGGGCCGATTACCTGCGACCGGGTGCCCGACGCCTGGAGCGGCTTCGCCAGCAGCCGGCTGGCGGGCCTTGCCGACGACACCGTCAACCGATGGAGGTCCACGCTCATGGCCGTCCTGAACGATGCCGGCGCCGGCCAAACGTTCACCGCGCTCAAGGTGCCGCGCCGAAGAGCGGAACCGCCGCCGCCGCACTGGCTCAGCCTCAAGGAGCAGAAGAAGCTGCTGGAAAGCTACGCTGTCCACGTCCGGCCGCTGGCGGTGTTTCTGTGCTTCTCGGGCGCCCGCATCGGCGAGGCGCTGCGGCTGCGGCTAGCCGACGTCAACTGGGAGCGCGGCCAGATCACGCTGCGCCACACCAAGTCGCGGGCGCCGCGCTACGTGCCGATGCACGTCCGCGTGCGCGCGGAGCTGGAGGCCATGCAGCTCCAGCATGGCTGCGCCTGGCAGCCGGCGCGCGGCCACGTCTTCCTGAACCGGCTAGGCCAGCCCTACCGCGACCACCGCGTCACCGGCGGCACGCCGATCGCCAAGGCGCACGCCACCGCCTGCAAGAAAGCCGGCATCGAGGATTTCACCGTGCACGACTGGCGCCACCACTTCGCCAGCTGGTTCCTGATGAAGGGAGGACACACCGAGGCCCTGAAGAAGATCTGCGGCTGGCGCGACGACCGCATGGTCAGACGGTACGCCCACCTGACCGACGACTTTCTCGCCCGCGAGATCGAACGGTTATGACGTCGCGTCGCGTCTCCCTCGAAACGCGCTCGTTTATCGACCGGCAGACCGGGCAGGTCGGCACCCGCACCAGCTGCGCCACCTGCGGCGAGGACGGCATTGTCACCGGCTCGAAGCACCTGCCGCTCGACGTTTTCATCCAGAAACTGGCGCGGCAGGGCTGGTCGTTCAGCGGCCGCGCCCCGATCAAGCCAATCTGCCCGGAGTGTTTCATGACGGCACCCAAGGCCGCGACGACGAAGCAGCCGTCCCCGCTCGATCCCCGGCAGCTCCGGCAAGCGATGGGTCTGCTCGAACAGTATTTTGACGATGCCGCCGGCAGCTACGGCGCCGGCCGATCTGACCGGCTCATCGCCGAAGAAGTTGGTGTGGCGGCGGCGGCGATCACCGCCCTGCGCGAAGAGGCTTTCGGGCCGATCCGCGCCGATCCCGAGGTCGAGGCGATCCGCAAGGACGTTGTCGACATCAAGACGCTGCTGGCCGAAGTGGACAAGCGCCTCGACCGGCTCGACCAGGCGCGCAAGGCGCCAAAGGGAGCAGCATGACCGAACCCAACCACTACAGCGTGCTCCGGTCGGTCTTGCCCGGCTAGAAACTGCGCTACGCGATCGGCCTGCCGAGCATGCAGATCGTGCTGGAGAACGCCCTGGCGCGCGGCCAGTCCTTCGAAATACTCCTGAAATACAATTAGGGGCTGATTGAAACCGGCCCTCTCTGCGCCGTTCTCGCTGACGCTTTTGTCGTCAAAGTCGACGGCGTGCCGACCGTCGTGCCGTTCCACAGCGTCATTGCATGGACGCTGCTCGACGTCTGACCACCAAGGAGAACCCAATGACCTACGCCAAGCAGATGGAAGATTTCGGCTTCGTGCCGGCCAACCACGAGAGCCCGCTGTACTTCCCGGTTGGCCTGCGTCCGCTGACGTGCATGGGCCAGACCATCAACGGCTACCAGGCCGTCGTGCGCGAGGACGAGAGCCGCGTGCTCGCCGTGCACTCGGACAAGTACGCGCTGATGCCGAACGAGCGGGTCTACGCCCTGTTCGACGAAGCGATCCGGCAGTCCGGCCTCGACACGACCAACCTGCGCGTCGCCGACGACATCAGCCACGACGGCGCCCGCGCGTTCCGCCAGTACTTGTTTCCCGGCCACGTCGAGGAGATCGCCGGCACCGAGATCGCCCTGCGCATCATCGCCTTCAACAGCTACGACGGCTCGCTGTCGGCGCGCTACCGGGCCGGCTTCTACCGCTTCGTGTGCGCCAACACCGCGGTAATCGGCCGCGACGCCGCCGACTTCCGGGTGCGCCACATCGGCGACATGGAAGAAAAGATCCCGGTGATCGCGCAGTCGGTGGTCACGTCCGCGGAGGGCTTTATCGCCAACGCGAAGCGGATGCGCCGGTGGGCCGACGTGCCGCTTACCCACGGCGACATGGAGCAGTTGACCAAGGGCTTTGCCGAGGGCAACGAGCGGCTGGAAAACAAGCTGTTCGCCGACGCGATGCGGGCCAACGCCGCCACCGTGTGGGACTTCTACAACGTGCTGACGGCATGGGCGACGCACGCCTCAGTGCGCTCGGCGAAGAACGCGGCGCATGCAAAGACGGTGCGCGAGGACAAAGTAGCGAAGTACATCGACGCCACCCCGGTGTTCGTGACCATCGACTGAACCGGCGGGGCGGCAGGCATCGCTGCGCCTGCCGCCCTGCATAATTGCAAGAGAGCTAGATGATCGGACTGACCTACAAAGAGCTAAAGGCGCTCAGCCCGTGCGTGAAGCGCCAGCACGCCGCCGCGCGACTGCTCGGCAAGGCCTGGCGGATCGGCCGTTGTGTGACCGCGTCAGAAGCGGTCGCTGCTGGTGTCCCCCTTGACGACCTCGTGTGGGTCGCCAGCACGGTTGCGAGCCGTGACGACGACGTGAGGCGCCGGCTGCGGCTGTGGCTGGCGGACTGCGCCGCCCGGGTGCTGCACATCTACGAGCAGCACATCCCCGCAGACAGCCGGGTCCGTGACGCCATCGTAGGCGCGAGGCAGTTTGCCCGTGGCGAGATCGACGACGCCGCGAGGGACGCCGCGAGGGACGCCGCGAGAGATGCCGCGTGGGACGTCGCTCGCGGCGCCGGGAACGCCGCCGCGAGCGCCGCGTGGGACGCCGCGTGGGAAGCCGCGAGCGCCGCCGCGAGCGCCGCCGCGAGGGACGCCGCGAACGCCGCGTGGGACGCCGCATGGGACGCCGCTGGCGCCGCCGCGAGGGACGCCGCGAGCGCCGCCGCGAGGGGCGCCGTGAGCGCCGCGTGGGACGCCGCGAGCGGCGCCGCGAGGGGCGCCTTGTGGGACGCCGCTGGCGCCGCCGTGAGGGGCGCCTCGTGGGCCGCCGCGAGCGTTGCTGCGAGCGCCGCCGCAAGGGACGCCGTAAAGGGCGCCGCGTGGGAAGCCGAGAGCCCCGCCGTGTGGGCCGCCGAACGCCAGTGGCAGATCGACCGTCTCGTCGCATGGCTCGGCGACCCGGAGCCTGCCGACTGGCCGCTCGACCGCGCGGAAGCGTCGTGATGAACCCCGACATTTGTCTGCGCCAGCTTAGGAGACGCTGCATGACCGACACCACCGGCCAAATGACCGACACCACCGAGTTTCACCGCCGCCGCAAGCTGCTCGCCGATTACCTGCGCGGCGTGCCCGACACTCACTACTGCCACGACACTTTCGCCGTGGTGTTCCCCGACGGCTGGCTGGACGAGCACTACTACAAGGTAACCGAGCATATCGCCGAAAACGGCGGCAGCTTCGGCGACAGTATCGTGAATCTGTGTCTCGACGAGTGCGGGGAGCAGGTCGCCGATATGATCCCCATCAACAACCTGCTGAAGTGCTCGGCCACCGCGTGCGGCACCGCTGCCTGCGCGTCGGGCTGGGCCGCTTTCGGCGTCACCAACGACAACCTCGCCATCCCGCGCAACGTAGCTGGCGACGAAGGCAGCCTGGCCTATTGGCTGGGCTACAGCGGCGATCGCCACGACAGCCCGTTTTGGGAGCTTGCCTACGACAAGGATCTCGGCGACGTCACCAAGGCCGACGTGATCGCCTACCTGGAACGCGGTATCTGAACGAACCGGCCCGGGACCTTCCACGCATGAGCGCCGGGGCTCGCGAACACCGCCGATCGGCCGCCCGCCGACCCCTGAGACGTCTTGAAGCGGGCGCGTCGCAAACCTCTCCCGGGCCGGGAACTGGGGAATGTGAGAGGCAATCGGCGGACCCGGACCCATCCCAAAGCACATGCCGGAGACGCCCTGATTGGCAGGTTTCTGACACAGGGCGGATCGCCGCCGCCGCAAGTTGTTGATGGACAAGGGCAAATGACTGAGGAGGATCACCTTGCCAAGGTTGGGGTCGTGAGTTCGAATCTCATCGCCCGCTCCAGAAGTTCCCACGAAATCAATGACTTGTGGCGGCCACGCGAAGAGGCGGCGGCGGCGATCCCCGCTTTTCGTGTGCCGATTTCGTCTTTTCCGTCAATGTCCTGCAAAATAGCACGGCAAGTTTTTGGCACAGTCCGGAGCAGCCCGGTGAAGAACCACGGACCAGAAGCGCGCGAGGCCCGGTTGCAGACGATTCTCCAGGGCGTCGCCGACGGCCTGCCGCTGTCGGCCATCGCGCCGATCCTCGGCGTCACCAAGAAGACGGTCGGCAACATAATCAGCGAGGCCCGAACGCGCGGCGACGTGCGCTTCGTCACACTAAAGTACAAGACCTCGCCCGGCGTCAGGCCGTCCGATCCGCTGACGCCAGAAGACCTTGCCCTGGCGCGCGATGCCGGGCTTTCAATCACAGGCGTTGGGCAGCGCCTGCGGTGCGACCCGCGGCGCGTCGCCCGCATGGCCGAGCGGCTGTACCTCGAAGGCCATCCGCTGTTTCCGGAGCCGTGGCCTGTCCACACCGCCCGGCTGCCGCCGGGCACTCACGCGCCGCGCAAGCGCCGCAAGAAGAAGCAGATCCCCAAGGCGCAGGCCGCGACCAAGCCCCAGCGGATCATCGGCGACGTCCCGATCACTGTCTGCCCGCCGGGCTACGCCGCCTGTGGCGTCGCGTTCCTGGGCGCCTGGCCCGAGAAGCCGTTGCAGCCGCCGTCGGAAGCCAAGCCCCGCACCTACGAGGTGCCGCCCCACCTGAACCGCCCGGCCAAAAGCACGGCGACCGCGAAGTACAACGGACGCGGCAAAGGGCGGGACGGCTCGGCGGGCCCCCTGCGAAGCATCGCCGACACCGTGCTTGGAATGATCCCAAAAGAATGATGCAGTTCTGAGGCCGCTCAGTGGCCCGGCCACGGCATGTGAAGCCGGAAGCCGGCCCACTGGAGCACGCTCCAGATCGCAGCGACGACGGCGCACACCACGAACGCGGCCTTGAACAGCACCTGCATCGCCACCCGGCCGTTGCCGACCGTGACTGACCAGGTGCTCACCGTCGAGCGCAGACGCTCGACGTCGGCGCGCAGCTGCGCCGTCACCTCGTTGTTGTGGCGGATGTGCTCGGCGGTGACGGCCTGGCGCTGGTTCAGCTCGCTTACTTGGTCTGAGACGGCGTTGAGCCGCACCACGATCAGCCGCAAATCCTCGCGCAGGGAGCGCGCCCATTCTTCGTCGCTCACCGGGCGCTCCATCGCTGCAGGTCGCCATCCAACACCAGCCTGAGGGCGCAGCGCCGCCGCCGCCATTCACCGGCAATAGCGCTCCAGCTTGGAGTTGTTGGCGGCCACCCGCGCTCGCCTAGCTTGAACGTCGGCCTATCGCACCCGGCGCCGACCGTTTCGCCGCTCGGGCCAGCCGTGAAATCGCGCCAGTGAATCCAGCCCTTGCGGCATCGAAAGCCCCAAGAGCGGAGCACGGGGCCGGTGAGCAACAGGCTCCAACTCGGCGCGGCCACGCCGTCGAACTCGCCGCGCGGCAGCTCCAGCCGATGCGGGGTCGACGCTCGCCGGAACACCAACGCGCCAGGCCGCCGGTAGCGGCGGATCAGGCAGCCGTCGGCGCGCCGCATCACCTCGACGTAGCCGCCGGCCAGCACGATCGAGCACGACAGCCACGGGTGGTCGTGCAGCGCCCGGTCGTCGTCGTCGCGAAGGACGTGATGCAGGTAGGCGTTGGCAAACCGGTTGCGCGGGATCAGCCACCAGCGGCGCATGTAGGGGCGATCCTCGCCGCCGATGGTGACTTCGGGCGGCCGGCGGGGGCGCAGCAGGCGCACGATGAAGTTCATCGGCGCCGACTCCAGGCGCGCCCGTTGAAGGCGATGGCGTGCGTCTCCGCCAGACGCTCCAGCATGTCGCCATGCAGGACGGTGATGGTCACGCCACCCCCCACCCGCTCTTCGACTGTCGTCGCGGCGATGACAGCCAGCGAGGGGTGGTAGGCCCGCATCGCCGCGCAGAGCGGGTCAGTCAGGCCGGCGCAGGAGGCAAGCACGCTCGTCAGGATCAGCGCGCAGGCCGTCTTCGTCACGCTCGCGTTGCATCGCGGCATCGGCGGTGCCCTTCCAGACCGACGACTGCTGCTCGATCCGGATGGCGCGCACTGTCACCGCCGCGATGACAGCAACCAGCGCAATCACCGTTGCGGCGGCGGCGAGCGCCCCCCAGATCATGCCGTCCGGGTGCGCTTGTCGAAGATCGACCAGACCACGCCGACCATCACGGTGAAAGCGCCAGCGGCGGCCTCAATCTCGCTGGCGGCGATCGTGCCGGAACCGGCCAGGTAGCCGCCGGCGGTGGTCAGGACGTGGCGCACTACGCCCAGGATGGCTTCGCGGTTCATCGGTCACTCCACCGAGTTGTAAAAGACGTGCCGGCCGATCCGGGCCGAGGGGATTTTGCCGGCCGCCCAGCGCGGGTTAATGCCGGCGGCGTGGTAGTGCTTCGCTCCCTGGGTGGGATCGGCGTCCTTCGTGGCCGAAAAGGCGGTGGCGACGGCGGCCAGGCAGCCGAGCAGGCCGGAGTCGGTCCACTTGACCTCCTGGAGCCTCACCCGGTTGGGATCGTTCTCGTTCCAGCAGGAGAACTGCCACGGACGAAGGCACACGTCGGCGGCCGAGATGTCGTTTTTGAACTGGCCCAACTCGGCCTCGACGCGGTTGCGGATCACCCAGGCGACAGCGACGCGGGCGGCCTGCGGTTCGCCGCGCGCCTCGCCCCACACGGTGCGGGCGGCGATCTCCAGGTCGGCGTTGGTGATGACCTGCATGGCTCACTCCGGCTTGGGAAAGCGCCGCTTGATGTCCGCGCGCTTGGCAAGCAAGGCGTCGACGGCCTCGGTCGTGGCGAGCCGATCGGCGGCCTTCTCGGCGGCGACCCAGCCCAGCAGTTCGTCAAGCACGTCGCCGATGGTGTTGAGGAAGTTGCCGGGCTCGGCGCCCATCTCGTCGCGGTAGGCGAGCGCCCGCTGGCGCCGGTAGCGCACGGCGGCTTCGGCGGCGCGGCGAACCGCCTCCGCCGCTTCCGCGGCGTTCCATTCGGCCGCTTTCGTCTCGCGCTCGGCACGAGTTAGCGGCCGGCCGGGATCGTCGCCTACGTCGTCGGCGGTGTAGGTCACGGCTTCCTCCGCCCATAGCAGTAGATGCGGCCCGCGGTGACGTTGCCGCTGTTCATCTTGAACCGGACGCCGGTGATCGCCTCCGACGTGCCGCGGTACTGCGCCGAGCCGCTGATGTGGACCAGTTCGGCGCCGGTGTTGTCCGCCGCGACGGCCAGCAGCCAGTCGAAAAGCTGCAACGACGTGCCAAAAGGGTCGTGCAGCCGCAGCACGCCGGACACGCCGGTGGTCGTCGGCAGGTCGTAGGGGTGAACCGAGACGAATGTCTCCGTCTTGCTGCCGCTGCCGATGACGTTGCCGGCGGAGTCGCGCCCGATCGTGGCCCGGTAGTAGTCGCCGGAGGTGTTGCGCCAGTTGGCGCCCGCGTCGACCGAGATGTTGAAGCCTAGAAAGCTCGTGCTGACCGGCCGAACGTACTCCAGATGGAAGTCGTAGCAGTAGAAGGCAGAACTGCCGATGCCCTTGGTGAACGACAGGCTGGCGCTGTTCGACGCGGTCAGGTCGTCGATCAGGACGCATGAGTCGACCGGCCACCACTTTGTCCCGTCCCACAGCAGCCGCAGCGGCACTTCTTCCCGGAGCAGCGCCGGGCAGCCGATGTTGCCGGCCGTCGTCAGGTAAACGTAGCGCGCGTCGCTGACCGCCCGCAGCGTGATAATGTCGCCGGCAGCGGCATTGGTCGCGGTGATCGTGTCGAGGTCGTCGGAGACCGCGTCACCCTCGGTGTCGACCGTGTGGGAAAGCGCGGTCGGAGTGATCGCGCCGGAAGCCATGGTCAGCTCGCCGCCGTTTTGCAGGCCGAGCGTGCCGCGCTGCACCGTGCCGCTCGCGTCGTCTAGCAGCGCCCGCCCGGCCGCAGTCAGGTCGGCCAGCTCCAGGGCGCCCGCCCCGGTCGCGTAGGTCAGCTTGTCGGCGGCCAGCGTCAGACCCGCGAGCGCAGCCAAGTTGGCGTGGTAGGCCTGCACGTCGCTGCCGATCGCCAGCCCGAGAGTGGTCCGCGCCGCCGCCGCAGTCTCGTCGTCCAGCACCGTCGCCATAAAAGTGGACACCGGCACGATCCCGAGGGTGGTCCGCGCCGCCGCCGCGGTCTCGTCGTCCAGCACCGTTGCCATGAAGGTGGACACCGGCACGTCGTCGCTGCCGGCCGAGCCGGCCGCGTTGATGATGGCGTCGGCGTCAGCGTTCCATGCGAGGTACTTGCTGGCCTCCGGGTTCGGCAGCTCGACCGAAACGTCGCCCACCGCCGTTGTCGGCAGCCGCATCGAGCGCGTCGTGTCGCGCCGGTCTTCCTGCACCAGCATGGTCAGCTTGTCGACGGCGTCCTCGACGGTCGACGGCTGGAACGAATCGGTGTCGGTCCAGTCGGTCTCCTGAGTCGCGTCCAGCTGGCGCTCGATCACCAGGGTCGCCCCGCTGGCCGGCGCCACCGCCATCGTCACGTTGCCGCCGCCGGCATTGCCGGCGCCAGACACGGTGTAGTCGGACCCCAGCACTTGCACCGTGCCGGTGCCGGCCGTCGACACCAGCGTCACCACCAGGTCGGCGTCGGCAAAAATCTTAAAGGCGTAGGCGAACACCAGGGTCGCGCCGTTGCCGGCGTACTCGACACGGCCGGTGCTCTCGGTCGAGACGGTCACGGGGCGTCTCGCACGGCCGTGAACAGCGAGCTGGTGTGCGCCATGTTAGCGAGCCCCCAATAAGGCAGGTTCTGCCCAGGTACGAGGCGCATTGCACCCTGCGCGACCTCCGCTGACGATGCACCCGAGATCATGTCCGCCAGCGTGTCCGTGGCGCGGGCCGCCAGACCAAATACCGGCGACACGGCTCCCAGTTGGTAGTCGAAGCTGGGCGGGAAGCTTTCACCCACGCCAAGCGCCGGCCGGACACCCAGCGTCCGTCCGCTCAGGGTCTCCACCGCGTTGTTGACGTCCGCCAGCCAGCCGGTGACGCCGGAGCGGTCGACGCCCTCGACAAGGAAGTCGGTTAGCCAGAGGCTGTCGTCCGCGTGCCGTATGTTGCTGCCGCTGCTGCGCATCTCGTCGCGCAGGCTCGCCACCATGCCGCCCAGAAACACCATCATGGAGGCGCCCATCAGGGCGCGGCCGTCACGCTGCTGCAGGCCACCCACCATGATCCGCTGGGCCGCCGACATGGCGAACTTCTTGTAAAGGAATAGCAGGCGACCGAGCGGCGTGTGCGCGGCCAGAGGCAGCTCGCCGGCAGACGGTGTCACAATGATGCTGTCCACCTCGCGCGCTAGCGCGGCGCGGTACAAGCGCTGGGCATCCACGTCGTCCCACAGGTGGGTGTTTGGCAGGTGGACGCCGTGCACCGTTTCGCCGTGCTGCTGCAGCTGCCGAGCGATGCTGCGGGCGTTGCGCGCGTCGATGCCGGCCGCCGCCGCCCAGGTGCGGGCCTGCGCGTCGATAGTGCCGTCGGCGATCTTCTGGACCGCCTCGATCAGCTTGTGGCCGGAGACGATGCCCGTGAACTGCTTGATCATCGCGTTCCACGGGCTCAGCAGATTGGCGACGAAAAACCCGTTGGTGACCTGCCCCAGGGTCCGCTCGAACGGCGTGTAGTAGCGCGGCATGTCGCCGCCGTAGACCAGCGAGGCGACCCGGCTGTTGAGCGCCATTTCCAGCGCCGTGCCGGCCAGCTTCCCCTCGGCGCCGGCGCGGCGGAAGGCGTCGATGTCGGCCCGCATCAGCTTGAGGACCTGGAAGGTGTCCTTCATGCCGTTCACCATGACGATGCGGCCCAGATCAGGGATCGCCGCCAGCGTGGCGCCGCCCATCAGCGCCAGGTGCGACCACTCGATGCCGATGCGCGCAGCGCGCGACGACAGGCTCAGCGGGTCCTGGTCCACCCGGTAGGTGCCGCGGATCAGGTCGCGCATCGCCACCAGATCCTCGACGTCGCTGTCACGCGCAGCCCGCAGGGCCGCCGCTTCTTCCGGGGTTGCGGCGGCGGCGATCCGCCCGTCGTAGTCGCGCTTGATGCGGTCCATCGGCCCGGTCATGTCGACGTCGCCGAACTTGCGCTGCAACTCAAGATCGGCCGCCACAGACCGGCCGTAGCGCCGGGCAAGCTCGCTCGCGTCGCGGACGAGGAAGTCGGCGATCTCTGTGCGCGGGATTCCGATGTCGATCTCGTGGAACGGGTTGCGGACAATGTTGTCGGGGCCGGCGCGCGGCGGCTCGTCGCGCAGGATGTTCCGGATCGCCTGCCGGATCGCCGGCTCGCTCAACTGTTTCTCGGCTGGCAGGTAGGCGCGCTGCCACATCTGCACCCGCGTCACAAACTCATCTTGCCGAGCAGCCAGCTGCGCCACGTCGTACAGCGTCGGCGCGTAGTCCGCGCGCTTCTCCGCGACAAGGCCGGCCTGCATCAGCTCGTCCGCGTAGCCGTCGTAGAACCGGCGCATGGCCGTCGCCGCCTGGTTCACCTCGCCGATGGCGTGCGGGCGGCCCGACCACATGGTGTCGGTGACCGCCTCGTAGAACTCCTGGTGGGTCAGGGTCGTGCGCGTGCGCCCGGTCGCCCGGTCGGCGAGGTCGCCGGCGGCGAAGCGCAGGCTGTCGGCCCGCTTTGGCCCCCGCCCGGCCTGCTGCCGGCGGTAGGACAAAAACGTCTCGTCCATGGCGTTCAGCGCCTCGACGACGCGGATGCGGTGAGTCTTCGCCAGCGTCTCGACAGACTGGGCGGTCGCGACGCCGCCGCGGTTCTTGCGCAGCCAGAAGCCAGCCTCTGCCAGCTGCTCGGCCGTCTCGGCCACCAGCCGGCTGCCGCTGTTCAGCGTCCGCATGATCGGCGAGTAGCGCCCGACCAGATCGCCCACCCAGCCAGTCGGGTCGACGCCGGTCGGGCTGGGCTGCGGCGAGGCGCCCGGCTGCGTCGGCGCCCGCCCCCGGGAACGGCCGTCCCGCCGCCAGCGCCGGCTGTCCGGCGAGAACATGCCGCGCGGCTCGTCCATGTCATAGGACGGGCCGTGGAAGGCGCCCCGTCGGTCGCGCGGGCGGGCCTCTTGCGCCGAGTACGGAGAGGAGCGCCGGGCGAGACCGCTGGCGAACCTCCCGTCGACGCCCCGGCGGGGACCGCCGCCGCCGCCCACTTCGGCACGGTCTGCCGCATGGTGGCGGCCCAGCGCATCGGTCGCATCGGCGCGCGTGCGGTTGATCACCTTCGATGACGTTAGCCGGATGCCGTCGCCGATCGCGCCCAGCGCCAGCAACGCCATGCCGCCGGCTTCGATCAGCGCGATCTGCGACCAGTATTCCTCGCTGGTCATGGTCGTCTGCATGGTCGCCGTGGTGTTTGCCTGCGCGAACGCCGTGACGTAGTCCGCCGCCGCCATGTGCATGAAGCCAAGCGGCTGGTGGGTCAGCTTGCCTTCCCGCATCAGCTGCCGCTCGGCCATCGTGGTGAACAGGTAGCCGCGGTTGGCGACGGTCTTGCCGTAGGCCGAGCCCAAGATGAATACCGGATCGAGCACGGTGCCGGAGGCGAGCGCCATTGGGCCGGCGATGCCGAAGCCGGTCTTTTTCAGCAGCTGCCGCGACGCCTCCTCGCGGGCGATCCGGCCCTTCACTTTCGCCGCCTCGTACTGGTTGGTGACGTCGGTGAAGTACGGCAGGAACCGCTCGAACGGCGTGCCCATCACCTCGTCCAGCTCGAACGGCTTGGTGGCGTCGCCGTCGATGTCGAACGGCCAGAAGCGGTTCAGCGCAGCGCCGACCGTATTGGTCGTGATCACTGTGGCGAACGCCAGATGCCGGAACTCCGTGCCGTCCGGGTACTCGAAGACGTGGATCGGATCGGGCAGGCGGAAGCGGTCGAGTGCCGCCTGGCCGCCGAAGTCGAATTCGAGGCGCGGGGTCATCGCAGGGTCATCCCGCTCTGGGGGGCGCCGCCGACCTTCAGGTCCGTCTGGATTTCCATGTGCTCGCGCCGCAGGAAACGGTTGGGGTCCATTTCAGGCGGCGTCTCGCGCAGGAAGTCGCGGCGCTGCATTTGGGGATCGAGCCACGGCGGGGGCTGGTCGGCCAGCGCCCGTCGCTGTGCTTCCCAGCGGGCCCGGTCTTCCTTCATGATGCCCTGCAGGGTGTCAGGGTAGTTTGCCGCGTCGAACGTCTCGACGGCCAGCTTCGGCCCATTTTTCAGCCAGTCCTTGTAGGACGAGCGCGTCGGAGCCCAATAGCCATCCGGCATCAGGTCCACCATCTCGCCGGCCTCGTTGTAGTAGAACACTCGGAAGGCGGGCCGCCCCTCGGGATCGCCCGGCGCCCGGGAACCGGGGATCGGCTCGGCCATCACGATGCCCATGTCGACCGCCTCGGCGAGCGTGAAGTCGCGCGCCGTGCCGGCGGCAACTACGCCTTCCGACAGGCCCGGCTCCACCGTGGTCTCGCCACGCACGAGCGCGCCGATGTTTCGGTTCGGACTGAGTGCCCGCAGCATCGCGCCGGCGGCGAGGCCGACCGAGTTGAACGACAGCGGCAGGTTGCTCCAGCCGCCCTCGGTCATGGTCAGTTGCGCGCGCACGCGCACCATCTTGGACTGCATGTCCGCCGCCTGCGACGTGCCGGCGGCGGCCAGCTCGTCGGCCGGGGTCGACCGGGCCGCGTACAGGTCGGCCTTCAGGGCGTCCCACACCCAGTCCTCGTGGCCGTGGATGTCCTTGCCGTAGTAGGACTGCGGCGACTGCGACTCCATGATGAAGCGGTCGGCCAGCGCGTAGCCCTGCACCTTGATGCGGCGGAACGCCACGTTTTGGCGTATCTGGCTGGCCGCCTGCTGGAGCGCGATGCGGTCGATGTCCTGCTGCGAGGCGTCGGCCGGCAGCAACAAACGGTTGACGCTCACTTCGTAGCGCGCCCGCGCCAGCACCGTGTCAATCAGGGTCTCCGCAATCGCCGGCGTGCGGAAGATGAGGCCAATCTTGTCGACACCGGACAGGGTCGAGAGGATCATCTGGCCAGCCAGCTCACGCTGCTCGGCCTCGCTGCCGAGCGCCAGCTGGCGGGGCTCGCCGCCGCCGGTCGCGCTCAGCCACGCCTGCGCCTTTGCCGCCAGCTGATCCGGCGGCAAAGTCGGGAAGGCAAGCCCGATGTCGTGCATCTGGCTTAGCAGGCGATCGCCCGACCAGGCGTTCGGCCCCATCTGCGAGGCGTCCTGCAGAAAGCGGATGTAGCCGCCGATGCGCGCCGCGCTAGCCGCCGTCAGCGGCTGCCGTAGCGCCGTGTCGATGCTCTGCCGCAGCGCGCCCTTCATCGGGTCGGGGATGTGCCGGGCGCTCTCGATCGTCGCCAGCAGCACGTCGCGCCCGGTCAGCGGCTGGCCCGGCTGCAACGGCTGGTCGAAGGCTTCTTCCAGAAGCCAGCGCACCCGCTCGACGCCGGGCTGGGTGACGTCAACCGGGTTGCCGCGCCCGTCGACACGGTCGGTCATCCGGTCTTCCCAATATTCCACCGCGCCGTCGCTGTCGGGGCCGCCGAACCAGTCCATCTCGCCGGCACCGCCCTTCTCGCGGACCAGCTGGCGGCGCAGGTTCTTCTGCAGCGCATCGAAGTCGCCGCGGAACGGCTCGTAGTCCGGCGACCGGAACGCCGGCGACGTCTTGAACTCCTCAGCCAGCCGGTCAAACGTCTCCAGGCTGTTGGCGTTTGCCAGCGTGTCACGCACCGCGAAATGGGTCTCCGCCGCCTTGGCGATGCCGGCTTCCAGCTCATCGGCCCGGGCCAGCACCCGCTGCGCCCTGTCGGGCGACAGGCCCGGCGCCAGGTCGCGCATCCGCTGCGCGATCATCGCGATGGCCTGCTGGGCCTCGGCCGGCTGCACGCTCAGGCTGGTCGCGATCCCAGACAGGACGCGCTTCTCCTGCGCCTCGACGTCCAGAAGCCGGGCGGCGGCGGCGGCCCGCCCCTGGCTTTGCGCCTGCGCCTGCAGGGCCGCAAGGGTCTGCGTCAGGCTCAGTTTGGCGCCACCGGACAGGTAGGGGTTGGCGTTGATCGCCTCCGGCGTCACCGACATGGGGTCGCGCGCCATCGAGCCCTGGATGCGCTGCTGGTGGGCGCGCTCCAGAAAGTCGTTCACGATGCGGTTGCGCTCGGGCTCAATGATGCTGGTGGTGCCGAGGAAGTCCGCCAGCCGGGTCGCCATCGGGCCGATCTGGCCGGCGCTGGTGCCCGCCACCAGCAGGCTGTTCTCGACCATTTCCTTGGCCTGCGCCGTCTCGGCTTCCCGGCGCACCTGAAGCTGCTGCTGTCTCATGGCGTTCTCGCCGACAGCGACCGAGCGGCCGAGGTCAAGCGTGAGCATCTTGCGATGCATCTCGCTGCCCTGGCCGTACTTCTCTGCCAGTTCGCGCGCCTTCGCGTCGATCCGGCGCTCGTAGGCCTCCGACCACGACCGATAGGCGTCGGGCCGCTGCTCCAGTTCGGTGCGCACGGCAGCCTCGTAGGCCGCCATCTCCACGCCGGCCTGTTGCCGGCGGAACGCCTCGTCCTGCAGCTGGTAGGACACGTCCTGCGACTGCCGGTGCGCCCGGCTGGACGCCTCCCGCAGATCGAGCCGCAGCACCTCGGCGTAGCTGCCGCCGAGGCCGGAGCTTTCCAGCGTCTCCTGCAGCACCTCTTCGCCGCGGTCCTGCATCGTCCGGCGCCAGTCGGCGCGCTTGTCCGGGTCGGCCGTGACCTCGGCATAGATGTCGTCCAGCCGGCGCTGCATCTCGCCGCGCGCCACCTGGAACACGTCGCGACGGCTCTCGTCGGCGGTGGCAATCAGGCTGTCGCTCAGCGCCCGGAAAGCATCGGCCCGGCCGTCGATGGTCTGTCCGGCACTGAGCGAGATCAGCGGCGCCTGCGCGTTGACGCCGACGCCCTGGAACGTCAGCTGCGGCGCACCGCGGGTTCGGGGACCGAGGGCCATTACAGCAGACCTCCCAGGAAGCCGCTCACGTCGTCGACGAAGGTCGGGATCTTGCTCACCGTCTTCGCCGCGTTGAGGATGCCGGCGCCCGTGTTCAGCAGGCCGGTGACCGAGACGTTGTCGGCCGAACGGTCGGCCGCGGCGCCCGCCATCTGCTGTTCCCGGATCGACGCCTCACGCTCCGCCTCGCGGACGCGGCGCTGCAGCTCCAGACGGATCTCGGCGAGGCCCGCCGTATAGGCGTTCTCGAACTGCTGCTGCTCCAGCCGGTAGACGGTCTCGTCCAGTTCGAAGCGCGCCTCGGCCAGCTCGCGCTCGTAGGAGCGCAGCGCCGACGCCGCCTGCAGACGCGCGTCGCTCAGCTGCCGGCGCAGCCCGACGTCCTCGCGGCGCATGCCCAGCAGCGCCTCGGCTTCCGACAGGTCGGCGCGGCTCGCGATGAAGCGCCGCTGCACGTCCGCTTCTTCGCCGGCCAGGGCGCGGCTACGCTCCGCCCGGTCGATCTCGCGGCCGGTCAGCTCTTCCTCTTCGTTGCGTTGCGCCGTCATTTGCCCGCGCTGGCCGCGCAGCACGCCCTGCTCGATCTCCGCTTCCTCGTCGGCATAGCGCACGGTTTCCCGAACGCTGCCGCTGGTCGTGGCGACGTTTCGGCCCGCCGCCTGCGCCCGCAGGTCCGCCCGCGTCCGGTCCTGCTCCCGCTCGGCCAGCAGCAGGCGGGCGTCGATCTCCCGCAGGGTTTGGTCGTAGCGGGTGCCGGCGATCCGGCTCGCCGTCAGGCTCCGGTCACGAAACTGCTCCAGATCGAGGTCGGCACCGCGTTGGGAGAGGTCGATCTGGTCGAGCTGCGATACCTCGTTCAGGCGGATCATGTCGCGCTGGATCGCGAACACGTCCTGCAGGATAACGCGGCCGGCCTCCAGCGATTGCAGCAGGCCCACCGAGCCGTCGATCGCCTCGCCCCGCGCCAGCCGCTCGGCATCGCCGGGGTTCAGGGCCGTCAGGCTCTCGATCGCCAGCCCCGGCGTTTCCAGAGCCAAATCGAGCGTCTGCCGGCGCACGCCAATCGCCAACAGCCGCTCGCCCAGGTCCTGGCGGATGCGGTCGATCTCGACCGACGAGCGGGTCTCCTCGACGCCCAGCTCGCGGGCCAGCTGGCGGTCGTTGTAGTCGCGGGCGAAGCGGAGCGCCCGCAGGTCGATGGCGAAGCTTTCCGCGTCGGTCGCCCTGGTGTCGTCGAGCGCCTGCACGTTCAGGCGGGCGATCTGCGCGCGGCTCTCCAGCGCGTCCTTCTTTGCCCGGTTGTCCAGATAGCCCGCGACGCCGCCCAGCGCCTGGCCGCCCAGGTCAAGATAATCGTCGTTGATCGAGAACAGGCCGAAGTCCGCCATCACGCGCCTCCGGTTTCGAGCACGTAGGCGACCGCGCTCAGCCCAAACGGCTGCGGCTCGGTGCCCGAGATGGTGAACGTGCCGTCGTCGAAGTGGCTCGCCTCGATGGTGACGGTGTGCTCGCCGGTGAACGGCTCCGGGCCTTCACCCATCGGCACAGTGGCACCACGCAGCACCAGAGGGCGGCCGTTGACCTTGGCAGCCGTCGTGCCGTCCAGCAGCAGCGTGACCTCGAAAGTGCGGCGGCGGCGGCCCACCCCGGTTCCGCGAGGGTTGCCGTCCACCAACGGCAGCGGCGTCACCGTGAACGAGAAGCCGAGCCCGGCCTGCACCGCGTCGTAGGTGGCGCCGAGGCTGATCGACCCTAAGGCCGGCGTCTTCGCCGGCAGGGTCGCCCGGTCAGCGCGCACGTCGACTTCCTCGCCGTCCAGGTGGCCGAGGCCGGTCAGCGTCGTAAACGGGCCGCCCGAGCCGATCACGCCGGCATCGACATGGGCCGACGACGACAGGTACTCGACAAAGCGGGCGACGGTGCCGTCGATGGTGCGTTTCACCGCCACCCAAGCATCAGAGCAGCCGCACACGGCGATGCTCTCGAACGTGCCGGCAGTAGTGCAGCGGGTCCAGCCAGCGATGCCGACGCCCGGCACCCACTGGCAGGCCAGCAGCACGCCGTCGCCGCGCACCGCGAACAGCTGCCGGTCGGTGCCCAGCGTGCGGGCCAGCTGCACGATGCCGCCCTCGGTCTGCTCCACGAACGACAGGGTCAGGTCGTTCGACAGGTAGGCCGGCTGCCGGCTGTCCCGGTCGAGCCGCATCTGGTAGACGTTGCGGCCGTTGGTGTGGACGAACACGACGGTGTCGTGCAGCTCCAGCGGCTGCACCAGCGCCGAGCCGATCCGGGTATGCTCGTCGGCGCGCACCGTCGACGGCGTGAACACCTCGTCGGGCCGGCACAGTACCCACTCCGAAGTCTGCGAGCCCATCACCAGCGCGCCGTCGACGACGGCGAACCAGCGCACGTCCTGGCGGCGCCGCGCCTTTACCTCGTAGCTGAGCGCGTCGTCGGCCAGCGCGCCGGCGTCGTGGTCCAGCGGATCGCCGATCGCAGACGCCCAGATGGTGTGCGGCGAGCGGTCGTTGCCGCCGACCACCAGCCGCTGCTGGTAGAACGTGCCCGCGCCGGGCCAGCCGCGATAGTCCGACCACGCGCCCTCCGCCCAGTCGCTGACCGCCGCCGCTTGCAGCGCCGCCGGCACCGCGGCGCGCGCCGTCACCGTCACCACGGTCGACGACGTGTAGGCCGTCACCTCGACGTAGGTCTCGTCGGTGCCGATCTTGAGGTGCCACAGGCCGCCGACGTGGGTGGACGCGAACGGCGTGTGGCCGGTCGCCGTCAGGGTCAGGCCGGTTTCGCCGGCCGCCCAGGTCGAGCCGCCCGACAGCGTCAGGGTCGAGCCGGCGGTCTCGTTGCGCTCCATCCAGGGGCCGTCGTTCGGCTTCATCAGGGTGAGCGTCCACGACGTCGCGCTGGCGAAGTGCAGGTAGCGGGTCTGGTAGTCGCGGTGGAAGATCCAGAGATCGTCGTGGTCCTGCGCCACCATCAGCTCGAACAGGTCGGCGCTGTCGTAGGGGCTGGCGACCTCGACCGGAGTGCCCGACACGATCTGCGTGTGGTCGGACGCTCGGTAGAAGCGGATCACCTGGTGCGCCAGCTCGATAATGTACCAGTCGCCATAGCTGCTCTCGAACTCAATCAGGCGGCTTTTGGTGGCGGTCGACTTGGCGTCGGCAACGTACAACGTGCCGTCGCGCCGGCGCACGCCGCCCTGCGGCAGCACGAAGACGTTTTCCAGCGTCTTGGCGCTGGACTTGTAGATGTCGAGGTCGGTGCGGCCGTACAGCCGGCGCGACACCTCACCACCGAGGAAGTGGTTCATGATCGGGACGACGCGCATGGGCTCAGGCGAAGTTGGTGCGCTGGCGCGTCAGGGTGTCGGCGCGCACGCGCGGGCTGCGGCCCTCGGCAGCGTCGATCCGGGTCGCGTCGCGCAGGGCCAGCTCGGCGGCTTGCAGCAGCCGGTCGGTCATGCCCATCTGGCCGGTTACCCGGTAGGCAAGCGCGGCGGCCAGCTTCGCCGCCATGTACTCGACAAAGTGCGGCGAGTAGGTCTCGGGGTTGTCGATGCGGGCGACGTAGCGCAGCTTGACCGTCGCCTCGTCGCACAGCAGCGTGCGGCCCTCGACCTCCCACTGGTCGCCGTAGAGGCCGTCCACCGACAGCACGCGCAGGCACCACGGATCGGTCGGCAGGGTGAACTGGTAGCTATACTCGAAGGCCGGCGCGGTCGACAGCGCGGCGAGGCTGGCGCGTCGGCGGGCGAAGTTCCACGGGGCGGCGGCAAGGCAGGCGTCGCGCACCTCGTCGTAGCGGCCGTTGACGGCGCGGGCGGCGGCCGTGTCTTCGGTCAGCGAGGCGATGCGGGTGTCGCCCAGCCAGGCAAGCGCGGCGTTGGCGATGTCCACCTTGGAAGCCATCAGGAGGGCGCTCCCAGCAGGTCGCGGGTGAAGCCGGAAAGCGAGCGCACTCGCTCGCGCACCTCGGGCAGCGCCTGCTCCCAGGTCTGATGGGTGTAGCGGGCGGCGAACTGGTCCTGCGGCCGGCAGACGCCAGGCGGCTCGTAGAAATGGCCGGTGCCGTCGAGCGGCACGCCGGCCAGGATGATCCGCTCGTAGCCCAGGGCTAGCATGACGCGGGTAGCGAACAGCGACGACGTGCCCTCGTCCCGGAAGTTCCAGCGGATCACTTCGGCGTCGTCGCGGTGCCGGCCGTGCAGGCGGCAATGGTTTGCCAGCGCCTCGCCGCGGCAGTAGTAGATCGACATGGAGCGCCGGTCGAACCAGTGCTCGCTGTCGTGGACCGTGGCCCAGTGGTCGAACACACGGGTCCAGCAGATCGGCACGTAGTTGACGCCGCAGAGGTGATGCGGCGTCAGGTCGATCCCGGCCAGATCGTCCCACAAGCAGCGGGCCGCCCCGCAAATCACCACGGAGCGGCCCCTCTCAATACCGATGAAGCGGTCAGGCTTCACCGGGCGGCTCAGCCGTGGCCGTAGACAATGTAGCCGCTGATCGTGGCGGCGGCCGGCATAGTGCCGTCGTTGACCTGGGCGGTCAGGATGACACCGTCGCGGCTGTTGAACACCTTGGTCTCGTGGGTGCCGACAGTGCCGCCGATGTTGAAGGCCACCGCCGCGGAAACATCGACGTTGGCGTCCAGATCGTCCGGGTCGGCGGCAACCGCGTCGCCGTCCTGCTCGGTGTAAGCCTCGTGGCCGATGTCCATCGTCCGGCCGGAGCCCATCGCCGAGGAGTAGATGCGGCTCAAGTCATTGAACACCCGGACCTCGCCAGGCGGCAGCTTGACCAGCGCCGCGGTCGAGCCGGCATCGCCGGCGGCGGCCCCCTGGGTGAACTCAAAAAACAGGTATTTCAGGGTTGCGTGGTCGATCGGGTTGACGGGCTTGGAGGGGACTGCCTCCAGCCGGTCGATCTGGTCGGAGTTCTCGTTGGTCACGGCCATGTCAGGCGCTCCTCATCAGCTCGGGTCGCAGGCGATCTGCACGACCTTCTCGTCCTCGACGCGGGTCGCGCCGGCGGAGAAGGCCAGGTAGATCTGCTGGGCGTAAGACTTGTCGGCGCGCTCGCTAGTGCGGAAGAACATCTCCTCGCCGACCGCAAGGCCGATCGCCGACGGGCAGAACGCGACCACCAGCTCGTCGTCGCTGGCGTCGGTCAGCGTCCGCTCGGTCTGCACGAAGGTGAACCCCATGTAGGTGTTCAGTTCGCCGGTCACGAGCGCACGGACGTTGTTGTAGTCCGCCGAGCTGATCTTGGTGTCGGTGAGGAGCTTCTGGATCTGGAGTTCCGAGCAGATGATGATCGGCTTCTCCATGTCCAGATCGACCTCGTTTGCCCGGAGGATCTGCCGCGCTTTCTGCAGTTTGCTCACCGTCAGCGAGACGTCGCCCGAACCGCTGTCGTAGGTGTGGTCGTTGACGTCGATCTTCTGGCCCGTCGGCAGCGGCACCGCGGTGGCCGCGTCGTCGGCGTCCATCGAGTAGGCCGAGCCGGTCAGGGCGGCGATGATCAGGTCGTCCCACTGGCGGCCCATCGCCATCATGGCAGAGCGGGTGTACGCGCTCGACGGGTCGATCAGCTGGCGGATGCGGTCCTGGTGGTCGATCAGGTCCGCCCACTCGTAGTCGTCCATAGTGACGCGGCGCCGGGAATGCGGCACGTCCATGAGCGGCGTGTCGCCGTGCCGGGTAGTCCGCTTTGCCATCGCGGTCTGGCCGACGCGTTCGAAATAGCCGGCCTTGCCCTGAAGAAAGTCGGGATCGTCGCGGATGTAGCGGCGCAGCTTGGAGCCTTGCTGCTGGGCTAGGTGGATGACGTTGCCGCGAAACTGTTCGACAAAACTGATGTCAATGGTGGTCATCGGGGTCTCCCGCGAAAGGACTGTTTCGCGGTGAGCACTCCGGTTCGCCCGGACCCACCTTCGCCGTCTCGCCGGCGCCTGGCGGCCTCGTCAGGGACGGACGCGAGGCAGCGCACTCCGTAACGGCGACGATGCCGTTACGGGAGCGCCGCCACCATGCACAGGGTCAGGGAGTGGTTCGTTTGGCCATCTTGAGCGGGGGAACCGCCGCCGCCGCCGGCTGCTCGCCCAACACGAACTCGGTCAGCGGCTCGACGATGACGCGCACGCCGCCCAGCTGCGCCGCCGGCATCTGCGCCACCACTGCCTTGACGATCTCCAGCCGCACGCGCTGGGCCACGGTGAAGTCGCTCACCGGCGCTGCGCCTTCTGCTGGAGAAGGCCCTCAAGCTCTTTCACCGCCGCCTTGTGGTCGGGGTGCGAGCGGTTCCAGTACGGGCCCTTGGGGTCGTCCTTCAGCTGCTTGATGCGCGCATCGAAGTCGCCACCGCCGCCGGAGCCGTAGCGGCCCTCGGCGAACGCGCTTGAGTCTTCGGTCAGCATCTCGCCGACCCGGGCCAGCGCGCGGTACAGGCCGGGCGCGCGCTGCGCCAGGCGGCGGGCCTCCTCCAGCGCTTCCGTGGGCACCAGCTTCTCGATCGCGGCGGCGGCGGCCCCCTGCCGCTTCTCGTAGTGCTCGCCCCATTCCGCCCTCAGCGCCGCGGTGGTGCGATCGGCCGCTTCGCGGTGCTTCTGGTCGGACGCCTGCCGGTCGGCCGCGATGTTCTCCAGCTGCCGGCGCAGCAGCGCCTGCGCCTGACGCTTGGTCAGGCCAACGCCGTGCGCGGTCTCGCGGAACCGCTTGATCTGCTCGTCGGTCACCTGGTGGCCGTCGGGCACGGTGACGGCGTAGTCGTCGGGCTTCTCGGGCCGGCCGATGCGCTTGTAGAAGCGGTCGACATCTTCCTGCGGCGCGTCGTCGCCCGGTACCGGCACCCGCTCGTTTGCCATGCGCTGGTAGTCGATGAAGGACTTGGCAAGGCCCGCCACGTCCTTGAAGTCTTTCAGGGCCGGCGACGCCTTCAGGTCGTCGGGCAGATGGTCGGCGAGGCTCATAGACTGGTCTCCTGGATGGCGACGGACAGCGGCCGCGGCGGGTTGTCGGCGCCGGTGTGGGCCGTCTTTTCCGGGAAGACGACGGAGACGCCCAGCGGCTTCAGCCGGCGGGCGGCGAGGTTGACGCCCTCGACGTGGCGGAACAGTTCGAGCAGCAGCCGGTCGATCTCGCTGCGGTCGGCCGGCGCGGCGACGGGCTCGACGTCAGTCGCCACGGCAGACCTTCGCGATCTGCACCTCGACCGGGACCGGCCAGCCATCGCGATGCCGCATGCCCTGATCGCTGCCGACACGGCACTCGAAGCCGTGGCCGTGCAGTTCTCCCAGCACGTCGTTGAGCGCGCCGATCACGGTCTCCAGACGAGCGAGCGCGCCGTCGACACCGTCGCGGCCGTCGAGGTTTAGGGGGACCATTTCGCTCACGCCCGACCCCCGCGGATGACGCGGATGGGCGCCGCGTGGGCATGGTTCAGCAGCTCCAGCGCCAGCATGCGCCGGCCCTCGTTGTAGGCCATCTTCATGGGCTCCTCGTCGTAGACGCCGCCGGCCACGATGTCGCGCAGGTAGTCCGCCACCGCGATGCCTTCCGGCGTCGACAGCGCGGCCTTTACGTTCTTGCTCAGGTCAGTCATGCGGCAACTCCTTGCGCGCGGCTCAGGTTGAGGGCGGTTTCCGACAGCGCTTTGCCCTGGTCGATGCCCTGCGCTGTCGCCTGCTGCTGCTGCCGGCTGGTGCGGATCGCCTGCACCTGCTCGTCGGAGCGGATCAGGGTCCGGTCGACGTTCTCGGCCTCGGCCAGCAGCCGCACCGCCTTGTCGGCGTCGATCAGGTCAGTGACCTCGGGCGCGATCTGCATGAACGGCGCAGCACCCTGGATGAACACCTGCACCTTGTTGACCTCGGCGCGGCGCTCGGCGCGGGCCAGCGGCCCCTCGTAGTGGATCGAGGTTTCCTGGCCCTGAAGGCTCTGCGGCGGCTGGCCCAGCCGGCCGGCGCGCAGCAGCAGCCGGAAGCACCGGCTCACCAGCGGCGCCAGCAGCTCGGTCTCGATGCGGCCCAGCGTCGGCCCGAGAATGCGCTGCATCAGCTCGTAGCGCACCTGCACCTCGGTCGCCGTCATGGTCTGCGAGGTGAACGGCGGCAGTTCCAGCTGGTCGGCGAAAAAGGTCTGCTGGATCGCGGTGCGCAGCTCCTGCACCTTCAGCTGCGCGATCTGCGGCTGGTAGCCGGAGTTGATCGGCATCAGGTCGTCCATCGACTGCACCGCGGTCATGCCGCCCGAGCGCATGTCGACTTCCTCGCCGACGATGCCGCCAGCGCGGTACTTCATCGGCGGGTCGATGTTCTTGGCGGCCGCCGTCAGGTCCAGCTCGACGACCTTGTTGAGCACCCGCATCTCCGGCAGGGCCAGCTCGCCGGGGCCGTGGCCGTAAGGCTCGGTCGTGGTCTTCGACCAGCGCGGGATCATCACCGGGAACTCGTCGTAGCCGGCCTCCGCCAGCACGCGGCGCTTCTCCTTCCAGATGTGGACGGAGGCGTAGGGCTTCTCCAGGTCCTTTGGCTCCTCGCGCCGGTAGACCCAGTGGATCACCTCGTGCTTGCGGCGCGGCTCCTTGTTGATCAGCGTCTTCAGCTGCGCCGGCAGGTCAGGGTAGCGCTGGCGCAGCTGCCGGCCGTTCAGCATCATGCTGCGCGCGCAGGCACTGGCGCGGCCCCAGGCGTCCTCCTCGAACACGTAGGTGTGGATCGAGTAGGAGGTAAACAGCAGACCGTTCCACGGTTCCCGGCCGGGCGCCTGCTCGACCCACAGGCTGGCGGTGCCGAGGCCGACCAGATCCAGGTAGGTCTCGTGCATCTGGCTTTGGAAGTTCGAGGCGTTAATGGCGTCGAACACGATGCGCTCGGCCTGCTGGAGCCATTGCTTGGCGGCGTCGTCGGCCGCCGCGGCGCGCAGGAAGAACCACTGGAACGCCTTTGAGGTCAGGGTGCCCTGCAAGTGCGCCGCCAGCATGGCGTGGGCGCGGGCGCCGGCGCTCGACCAGCGTTCGTCGGTGATGCGGGAGCCGGGCGCGCGGGCGGTGTCGATGGTCGCCTTCGACGGCATCAGGTTGTCGCAGATCTCCTGCCAGATGCCGTGCCACGGCTGACGGTCCATCAGCAGCTCGTCGTAGCGTTCGACGAGGCGGTCGGTGTCGGTCGCCATCAGATCCCCCACCATGCGATCATCGCGGCGTGCCGGCGCCCCAGCAGCGGGAACACCAGCTGACGCCAATTGCGGCCCCGGCTCAGGCCGCGCGTCGAACCGCGGTAGTCCGCGATCCACGACAGCACCAGCCAGCGGCGGCCGGGCAGAGGCAGGCGGAACGTCATGCCAGGTACTCCGCGAGGGGACGGGGCAGGGCGACCGACGGCGTCGCGCGCTCCGGCGGCAGCGCTTTCATGTCGGCCATCGCGCGGGCCGACAGGGATGCGGCGGCGGCGATGCCCGCCAGTCCCTGACGGCTCATGGTGTGGTTTAATTCGCCGAAGACGCCCTGGCCGACGATCGAGGCCAGCAGGGCATCCGGGCCGGGCGAGCCCATCGCTTCGGCGATCTCGTCGTCGGTGAGCCCGCCCAGGCGCTGGTCGCGCAGCAGGTCGGCCACCAGATCGGGGCCGGTGCGGGTGCCAACGTCCGGGCCGCCGGTTTTGACCGAGAAGTCGAGGTCACCGGTAGCGACGCCAATCAGGTTCAGGCCGCGCTCGTCGATCACGCGGTTCAGGGTGTCGCGAGCAAATTCGAGCTGGCCCTCGACCCACGGCAGCGCGTCCTCGCCGCCGTTGTCGGCGTTGACCGGGCCGATCGAGAAATAGCCATCGCCACCGTCGAGGGTGAGACGGCCGCCAGCGTTCGGGCCGACGCTCTCCTTGGCAAACATCTTCATGGCGACCCCGGCGGCGAACAGAGCGGCAGCCGCATAGGGCGCCGCGGCAGCCAGGGAGGAGACCATGCCGCCCGACAGCGCCGTGCCGGCACCCGCCGCACCGACCGCACCGCCCGTCGCAGCGGTGGGGAGCGCAGCCGTGCCAAAGCCGCCAAGCGGGCCGGTGAGCGCAAGGGCAGCAGAGCTCGTCGGCGCGGCGGCGGCGGCCCCGCCCATGAGCACGCCGGTCGTGGACGCGCCCGAGAACAGGCCGGCAGCCGGGCCGACGGCAACGCCAGTGGAACCGGCCATCGGGCCAAGTAGGTTGGCGCCGGCCCAGGAGGCGACCGAGGACGTCTTGCCGGTGACGAGGTTGTAGGCATGCGTCGCGCCGTCAATCGCGTCGCCGAGGCCGAGACCCTGTTGCCGTGAGCCTGGGGAGGCCACGCATCACTCCTGCTGCCGCATCCGACAGCGAACGGATGACACGCGGCGCCTCGACGCGGCCATTCACCGCGCGGGCGTAGCGCAGCATCATGACCGCGTAGCGGGTCGCATCCAGCAGGTCGTCCGACGTCTTGACCACCTTGCCGCTCTCCCGGTGATAGGTGCGGTACTCCTCCCACCATTGGCTCAGGTGCGCCGCCACCCGGAACCGGCCGGTCATCATCATGTCCAGCAGCATCGACAGGCCCGGCTCCACGCCGTTCGAGCCGTCCTCCCACTGGGCATGCTCCGGCAGCATGTTCAGGCCCGCCTGCCGCCATTTTGTCGCCAGCGGCACGCCGGTGTTGCGGTCGTGCTGGTGGCCGTCGTGCGGCCACGCCACCGGCAACGCCGGCCCCAGCCGCTCCTTCGCAGCCGCCTGGTGCACCGCCTCAATCAGTCGGCTCTCCCGATAGCAGTCGTAGAGCCAGAGCGTGTCGGCCTCGCGGTCCCAGGCTAGCGCCACCCACGCCAGCGGATGGTCCCAGTGGCCGAAGTCCATGCCGGCAATGCGCGGCCAGTGCGACGGCACCCCCTTGGGAAAGTCGGACAAGTCGAACTTCAGCCGGTTCTCGTCGACCGGGTAGATCCGGCCGGTGCCCAGCATCGGCACGCCGCGCGCACGGGCGTCGCGCTCCCACTCCGGGTAGCCGGCGATGATCGCCGCGCGCTGCTCCGCCGACAGGTGCGGCACGTCGTCGATCGTCATGGTGACGTAGCCGCGGTACTGCCGCTCCTCCGGCGGCGACTGCAAGAACCGGCGCACCACGTTCGACATGCCCAGCAGCGGCGTGAACGTGATCCACACCGGCCCCAAGACCGCGTTCGTCCGCGTCACGATCTCGGTGTAGGTCTTCTCGTCGGGCTCCTCGTCGCACCACGCCCAGTCGATCGTCTCGCCCTGGATGCGCTCGCGGCCCTTCTCGTAGCTCTTGAAGTAGATGTAGCTGGTGCCGCCGGAGACATGCCGCACCTTCACGTAGTCCACCGCGTCCGCCACGCCGCGCGCCAGCTGAGGCGAGCCGATTAGCGTATCCGACGGCAGAGCCCCAGTGCCGTAGTCCCGGCCGCGGCCCAGCAGCAGCCGCTGCGCGTTGTCACGGGTCTGCTCGCCGGACAGCCCGGTCACCCAGCCCACCGTCGGCCGGTCGAACCGCCGCCCGTCCCAGCCCTCCGGGTACAGGCCGGTCGCATGCAGGGCCGCCTCGTTGGCGCCCGCGAACGTCTTGCCCAGCTGGTTGCCGGCGATGAACAGCCGCTCGCGCACCGCCGCCCCGAGACGGTGGAACTCCTGCTGCTTCGGGAACGGCCGGTAACCCCGGCAGCCGAGCCGCGCCTTCGCGTCGGCCAGCTGCTCCATGAGCGCATGCAGCTCCGCAAGCTGCTCTTCGCGACTGGACATGGCAGGAGGATGCCGGCGGAATAGCCACCCCGACATGCACCGGAGGCACCCAGATGGCAGCCAGTTGGATCCTGATCGTCCTCGTCGTCGGCAGCGCCGACCTGCGCAACGTCGTCACCCAGGAGTTCACCACCCAACAGGCCTGCGAAGAAGCCGCCAGGCAGGTGCGGGGGATGGAGCAGTACAGCGGCACCGTGAAAGCCACCTGCGTGCCGAAGTAGCCGGCGATTTCGAGGCGCAATGTAGGGTGGGGTGGTCCTCGCGCAGACGCCCGCCCTTGTTTTTTCCCCCCACCCCCGGCTTTGCTGCCTGCCTCAGCTTTCGGGCCTCTCGACAGTCTTGTCCGAGTGCTGCGGTAATGCCGTGGGCGTCACGTCGATGGCGGTGATGCCGAGGGCTGCGACAAGCTGGCGCACCCTATCCTCAAGGGCCTGAACGTCGGAGGGGGCCAGGCTCTTGCGCACGTCGATAACCTGCGTGGGCTGGTGTCCTGCACGATCCAGCAGATCCTTGGCAGCGTGGAAGCGTACGAGCTCAGACTTCGCAGTCGTCGCAAGTTCAAGCATCACCGCGCGGCCCGTGGGAGCGTCTGCGACAAAGCGTTCGCGCGTCAACTCGAAGATGCGCTGCTGGATATTGGCCTGCGTGATCAATCGCGCTCCGGCCACCGAGCATGCGTTGCGCCCGCCCTGGTAGCCTGCGCGTTCCGCAGCTTCCGTGCGGTTACCGCCGGTTGCGACGAACTCCTGACAGAACGCTTCCTGAAGTTGGGTGAGTGCCATGCCGCTCACGTACTAGCAGCTCGCCCCTCTTGCCATTCACATGGAACGGTGGGCTTCGCCGCCGCCGCAGCGGTGCTGGAGGCAGGCACTGTCGTGGTCACCGGCGCTGGTTTGCGGCGGCGGCGCTGCCCCCGATGGCGTGTATCTCTCGGGAGGTGCGAAGCTGAAGGTCAGGAGAGGTGGGGTGCGCATCCTGCACGTTTGCAGGTCTGCGTGTAATGTGATCGCGCGGGGACGCTGACAGAGAACCCGCTCGGCGTCAACCCCCTCGCTCCTGTCGCTGGAACTTTTTCCGATGAACGACAAGCACAACGGCTTTACCCGCATCCTGCATGCCCAGTCCCGTGCCGCCATCCGCCTCGCCGCCCAGAAGCGCGGGGCGGAGCGTGCCGGGCCGCCGATCCCCGCCGACGTGCGCCGCTACCTGGAGCGCGAGACGTGGGTGTGGGACACCATCATGGCCCCGCCCGCCGAGCCCGACGCCGAGCAGCGGATCTTGCTGCGCTGGTGGCAGGGCGACATGCCCGACCGGGGCCGGCTGCTGTGCGACGTGATGGCCGGCATCGAATGGCGTGCCCGGCGTGCCCAGCTGGCGCCGGCCCATGCGGCCGCCTGGTGGGCGTTCGTCCACCGCCGTGCCGCCCATGCCGACCGCAAGCGCAACCCCGCCGACTGATTGCCTGCGGCGCCCCGGGGCACGGGCATCGCGGGCCGACGCGCCTCCCTTCGCCACGGGCTCCGGTCGGCCCGACGTCCGCGTGCCCTGCTGATGGGCTGTCCCGGGGACCGCAGGCTACGCCCGCTGCGCGGGCGTTCCCCGTGACAGCGCGGCAGCCGCACCCGCTGTAACCCGGGGCCTCTCGCCACGGGCGAGCCGGCCCCTGACCTGCTGCGCTGCTGCTGTATGCCCCTTCCGCGAGGAAGATGTGCGTCACGGTCGAGCCCGTTCAAGGCGCCGCCCGGCTCGCCCGGGGACGGCCCGACAACTCTTGAACGGAACGCCCCCGTGGGCTGGAGCAGGGTCGGCGTGCTCAGCGACCGCGCGACCAAACGGTCACGCGCTCGCCTCCGCGCGCCTCATCACCGTCGCCTACCGCCAGACTGCCCGTTCAACAGTTGCCGAGCCTCGCCGCGGACGTTCCTTCGGAACGCCCCCGGCTGCCCCGGACGGCCGGCCGTCACCTTGAGCGGTCTCGACCTCAACTCAGAGAAACGCAAGCGGAAGGGGCATACAGCCGCCGCGCTCACTGGAAAAGGAGGCCAGCCATGCAATGCCTGAACAAGCCGAACGAACAGCCCCGCTTCTGAACAACACCACCGCCCGGAAGCTGGAGGCCATCGGCTTCCGGGCATCACTCGCCAAGGAGGAGCACATGACCCGCTACGACTACGAGTTCATCAGCCGCAACATCACCCACGACCAGATCCTGCACGTTCTGGAGCAGCAGCGCCGGGACGCGCTGAAGCGGTTCGCCCGGACGTTCTGCGTCTGGTTCACCATTGGCTTCGCTGGCGCCTTCCTGCTTACGCTGCTGGGAGGCTGAGATGCTGCGCGCTTACGTCATCGGCATCGCGCTGCTCGTCCGGACGCTCTGCGTTTGGTTGACCATTGGCTCCGCTGGCGGCATCGCGCTGGCCGTCCTCGGCCAGCTGATCATGAACGCGGGAGGCTGAGATGCCGGTGTTCATCGCCGACCGCAACGCCCGCGAGATGTCCGCGCTCTACGACACCTGGGCGGAGGACGACGAGCCCGATCGTCTGGAGACCCTGCTGCTCGACCTCGCCGAGACCGAGCGCGAACTGGCGGAGGCGATCCGCCGCAACCTGGGAGAAGCCGCATGAACGACGACCTGATCAACACGATCGCCCAGCTGGCTGGCTTGATGCTGGCCTTGTTCGCCGGCGGCATCGGCATCCTGATGCTCGTCAGCCACCTGCTGGGCTACGAGACCTACCTGTTCCTCTACTGAAACGACGACGGCCGGGAAGCTGCAACTTCCCGGCCGTCTGCCACTCGCCAAAGCAGCGCCCTTGCGTCGCAACCACCCCTGGCTACTCACAAGGATCATCACCATGACCGCTCACACCGTCCACGTCAACTTCGCCTGCGTGCAGTTCGAAGACAGCCCCGACCCGCTGCCGGCCGTCGCCGGCGTGCTCACCTTGCCGCCTCGCTCCCGGCCCGCCGTCGTCCCGAAGGCTCGCGTCGACCTCGGCGCCGAGCACCGCGCCCAGTATCTGGAGCCATGCCCCAACTTCCCCGAGGACGTCGCCGCGACGTTCGAGCGGATCACCGAGACGGCATTCCGGTTGTCGGAGCAGACCGTCCGGGACGTCGCGATCAACGACTACTGGGAGCGGATGAGGCGGCTCAGCGACACGTCTGCGACGGCCCGCACGCTGGAGATGATCGAGCAGGCGTCGGCCTACTCGAAGGAGGCCCGCGACAACCGCCCCGACGCCGAGCCCGTCGAGGTGGCGCACGCCGTCACTTCCGCGATGACCGAGATCTGGACCGCCTTCCAGGGCTCGGTCAGCGAGGACGCCGGCCGGCTCGCCCTCCAATCGTTCGTCAACGGACTGACCCGGCAGGTCGGGAAGCTGAAGGCCAGGGAAACCCGGCTGGCGGACGCACTGGACGCGGCCGTGCGCGAGCACGACGGCACCGAGATCGCGAACCAGCAGGTCGAGGAGGCCAAGTTTGCCATCGAGACCAACGAGCGGGCGATCGGCGGGATCGCCGCCGCCGCCGGCGCCGCCATCTCGGCCTACACCGCGCTCACCGGGCGCCCGGCCGAACTGGACGTGGGCAAGTCTGCCTACGTCCTTCCGAACCAAACCGCGTCGGTCGTCGACGCCTTATCCTATCTGAAGGACAAGCGGCTCCTCGAACTCGAGCAGCGGGTGCCGAAGGGCACGCTGGTCACCGTGGTCGGCGCCAAGGTTGACTGGTCCACCACCAAGCCGGCCCAGGCCGAGCAGCTGTGGCGCAAGCTGGACAGGATGCGGGCGAAGTATCCCGACGTCATCGTCCAGCACTCGGGCGGCAAGGACGGCCTCGACGCCGTCGTCGCCCGCTGGGCCCGCGAGACCGGCACGCCGCAGGTCATCCACCAGCCCTGGTGGAAGCGCGACGGCAACGGCGCTGGCTTCCGCGCCATCGAGCGGATGCTCAGAACGCCGGGCAACCGGTGCCTCATTACCATCCGCACCGCCGACGCCCCGGCCGACGGCCGCAGCCAGCACGCCATCGCCACGGCCAGAGACCACGGGCTGGCCCACTGGCACATCGAGATCTGACCACGAAAGCCTGAACAACCCCGCAATCCGGGAGCCGAAGGTCAGCGGTTCCCGGCTGTCCACTCGCCAAGGAGAGAGCGATGAAGCACGTCCTGCACCTGCGCAAGTACACCGACAAAAACGGCCAGGAGCGCACTTGGAGCACGCGGATCGGCGCGGCCTTCTCGACCAAGAACGGCAACGAGCGGGTCACCATCGAGTACCTGCCCGCCGGCCTAACCGGGCCGCTAGAGCTGGTGATCGCCGGCGACCTGCCGAAGTCTACCGACTGATGCCGTGGCCGCCGCTGCCCTCGTGGCGGCGGCGGCGCACGTCCCCGACCGAGAAGAAGATCGAAGATGATCGACGACGCCATTCGCCCGCGGTCCGCCTGGCGCGACCGCATCGACCACGCCTGCTACCGCATGGGCCGGAAGATCGCCGGCACCCGCTTCCTGCCGGAGATGCCGGCGTGGAAGATCGACCCCGACATGGCCCAGCGCCATGCCAACGGCTGGCTGCTCAACTTCATGAAGGGGTGGGTGGTCTTCGGCCCGATTGGCCTGCACATCGCGCTGATGGTCGCGATCGTGATGCTGCCGATCGTCTTCGTGCTGTTTCTCGTCGGCCGCATGTTCCTCGACGCCGGCCACGTCGCCAACATCGTGGTCGACGCCACTACCCCCTCTCGTTTTCGGAGGTTCTGATGGAAATCATCGTCACCGGCATTGTCGGCGCGGTCTCCGTCGTGTTGCTCTGCAGCCGGCTCGGCCTGCGCCGGATGGCCCGCTGGGGCTGGGCCATTGACATTCTCGGCACCCTCGGCCTCGCCGCCATGTTCGCCGGCACCTATGCCGGCGCGGCCGCCGCCATGCTTGGCGGCGCCGTGCTCAGCCTCGTAATGCTGGTCCTGCGCCGCATTGTCCGAAACATCGACCGAATGCGTGAAACCTCGCCGGCCCACCGATGAACGGCGTCATTCTTCTCGCCGTGGCCTACCTCGTGTGGGTCCACGCGGTCCGTCCCTGCGTGCGCCGGCCGGAGTTCCGTGCCGGCGTCCGCGACTTCCTGGCAGGGCGGCGCACCCCGCACGCCGACCTGCCGCGGCGGATCGGCTGGTTTCTGATCCTCTACGCTGTTGCTGCAGCCGTCGTCGTCGCCGGCCTGACCACCGTGGGCATCAACATGATGCTCGTCACCAGCTTTCTGTCCTTCCCGCTCTGGATCGTCGTCGCGATCCTGGCGTGGAAGGCTTCCCGGTACCTGCAATGATCAAGACCGACCCCATCGAGCCGCCGGAGGACTGCTTCACGCCGGCCGACGTGCGCCGCTGGCTTGCCCCCCGAGCCGCAGACCCGCGCACCGCGTCCGTGCTCGCCCTGCTGCAGGGCGAGGCGCGCGATTTCTGGCGCTGGCAGATGCTGCGCCAGCACGCGATCGCCGGCGAGCACCGCCTGTGGCGCGAGTGGGAGATGCAGCGCGGCGACCATGACGGCTTCGTGGAAGCCGACGCCGCTTACCGCACCGCGCTCACCCGGGCGCAGCGCGCCGCCACCCTGCTAGGTGTCGAACTGCCGGATCGCCTGCCGCACGACGCCCAAGAGCTGGCCCGAGCCATGGGGTAAAGCGGCCCGAAGGTCGAAGCTAACCGGCATGTAGGCGTCCGGGTGCCAGCGGTACACCGCAATCCGGCGACCGACCAGCACCGCCACCAGCGATTTCAAGGTCGGCTTGCGGGCAAGATCGACCACCACCACCATGCCCGGCTCGATGCCGGCACCCAGCGTGTCGTCGGTCTCGACGCGCAGGGCCACGATCGAGCCGTCCTCCGGCAGCAACAGCAGGCCGCTCTGCAATCCTGTCGTCTGCTGCAGCACGTCAGGCCCTCCGCGCGTCATCGCCTGCGCCACTTCCAGCCCGGTCAGGATCGACTGCTCGCGCATGCCGCCCGATGTCAGTTTCAGCGGCACCCGAGCGGCGGCTTCCAGCTTCGCGATGGTGCGCGAAGTCGGCGCCACCGCGTTCTGCCGGCCGATGAAACGGGTGATCGTGGTCGGCGCCACGCCGGCCTCGCGGCCCCAGCGCTCGGCCGACCAGCCTGTCCTCTCCAGCACGTCGCGCATCCACGCCCGAAGCCGTGTCGCCGACGCCTCTTCGACGTCCAATGGGTTTGCTCCGGCTGCCTGTGTCCCGCATCTTTCCCATCCTTTCTTAACAGTTGCAATACTGCACTTTTGCAGTATACCGTACCCATTAAGGTTAATCACTTAGTGGGTACGATACAATGATTCATCGCTACGGCGTACTGCAGGCGGCTTCGCGCCACTGGAAAGTGGCCGTTCTGGACGCCTGCCGCCGGGCCGAGCCGCCGGTGCCGGAGGCGACCTACTACGGCTGGCGGCGCGGCCACGAGCCGACTTACGAGCACACCGTTCGAATCATCGCCGCGATGCGCCGCGTCGCCCGCGAGCGGATCGGTTCCGATCCGACCCAGGCACGCCGCATCATCGGCCTGCACGAGCAGCTGACCCTGCGCCGCATTGAGCTGGGCCTGACCCAGCCCGACGTCGACCAGGCTGGCGGCTTCACCGAAGGCCAAGTGGCGAAGTGGGAGAGCGGGTTCCGCAACCCGGGGCTCTACAACCTCGACGCCTGGGCCGACACCCTCGACTGCGACCTGCTGCTGGTGCCGCGCCAGCCCGCCGACCGGGCCGCTGCGTGAACGCGCGCAAGGGCCTGATGGCCCACTTCCCGGTCGCCGAGCAGCCAGCCTGCGGCTACTGCGGCGAATACGTCGGCGAACTGGACGGCCGGGCGGCCCCCACCGGCAAGGGCTACTGCGCCAAGGCGCACGTCGACGCGCAGCGCAAACCGACGGCGCACACCGCGTTTGCACCGCAGCAGGCCGGCTGCCGCTACTGGTGGCGTGGCCGTGCCCGCTACTAGACCGCGGCGGAACAAGTTCGGCGTGTCGCCGCGCGAGCAGCGCACTGCCGCCGACGGCACCGTGTTCGACAGCAAGGCAGAGCTAGCCCGCTGGGAACAGCTGCAGCTGATGCAGCGCGCCGGCCGGATAAGCAATCTCGCCCGCCAGCACCCGGTGAAGCTGGAGGTCAACGGCGTGCTGATCGCCCGGATGCGGGTCGATTTCGTCTACACGCGCTGCGGCTGGACCGTCCACGAGGACGTTAAGGGTTTCGTGACGCCCGACTGGAAGCTGAAGGCCAGGCTGTTCCGGGCGATCTACGGCCGTGAAATCGAGATCGTGAAGGCGTGATGCCGAAATGATGGAGGAGAGCATGACCGACCTGAGCAACCTCGCCGCGCAGACGGCTGCCGCGCCTGACTCCGGCGTGCTGCTGCCGAGCGGGATCGCGCTGGAGCGGGAGAACGCGGCGCTGCGGGAGGCGCTGGGCGCCGCCTACTGATGCCGCACCTGGCCGCCGTTCCCGTCCAGCTGCTCGGCTCCGAGCTGCCGCACTCGGCCGTTATGGTCGCGCTCGCGGTCTCGGCACGAGCCGGCGACGACGGCTGGTGCGCCGACACCCAAGATCAGCTCGCCGCCTTCCTGAAGACCTCACGCCAGCGCGTAAACGAGCGTTTGCGGATGCTGCGGAACGCCGGCTGGCTCGACGTGGAGCCGGGCCGCTGTCGCCTGCGCTACGTCCGCGGACAGGGCGGCGGCGGCGGCCCCGCCCAGGAGCCGAAGGCCATCGGGTCGGTCGAGACGGCGATGCCGGCGGACTTCCCCT